CTTTTCAAAGAGTAGACAACGCAAACAATTTTTCTGATAAGTCTTTGGATCCAGAGCAAGTTAAGGGTTTATCCAAGGCAATGAAAATTGCCTCACTTGCTCTTGGATTCCAGGGTACAAATTATTTCTTTAACTCAAGAGCAATATTTGAACGCCCAACTTATGATTTTGATCGTTTGGTTCAAGCCATTGATACCGATTCTTATGTTAAACAAGCTATATCTAAATACAAAGATTTATTTTGGAAAGAAGGTTGGGATATAGTTTCAGAAAATCCTGAAGCAGTATCTTATCTAAAACAAAGAATAGACTTTATGGAAATAGCCATGAAGAGACCTTTTGTTGAGTTTTTAATTGAGGTTTCAGATCAACTCTTTAAATTCTCAAACGCTTTCATAGTTAAAGCTAGAGGAGATTTGGGAGAATATTTTCCAGATAAATTAAATCCAATGAGTGGAGAAAATCCAATAATTGGATATTATTTGATACCAACTGAACAGGTGAGAATATTTAGAGATAAGCATAACAAGCCTAAGTCTTATCGTCAGCAAACAGATCCTCTAACTTATATGCCACTGGAAGGCAATCCAGTATGGACCGCCGACAAGGTAATTCATTTACATTTTGATAGAAAAGTTGGAAGAGCATTTGGTACGCCTTTCTTAATAAACGTACTAGATGATGTTATAGCACTTCGTCAAATTGAAGAAGATATTCAAAACTTAGTACATAGAGAATTGTTTCCTCTTTATAAATATAAGATTGGAACAGCAGAGCAGCCAGCTGAACCAGAAGAGATTACACAAGCAGCTATAGAAATTGAAAACTTAAGAGCTGAAGGTGGACTAATACTTCCATTTAGACATGATGTAGAAGTAATAGGTTCACAAAACGCATCGCTTGATGCAAGTCAATATTTAAATCATTTTAAAGAACGTGTTGCAATTGGACTTGGTGTTGCACCTCATCATATTGGCATGTCTTTAAATGGTGGCAATAGATCAGTCACAGAAAGATTAGACGTTGCTCTTTATGACCGCATTAAGCAAATGCAAAAGATCTTTTCTGAAATGGTTAGATTAAATATATTTAATGAACTTTTATTTGAAGGTGGATTTGATCCAATTACTAATCCAACTGAATCAAGCATATCTGATAGATGTTTCTTTAAGTTTAAAGAAATAGATGTTGATACACAGGTTAAAAAAGAAAATCATATTATACAAAAATATGTAAACAATTTAATAACTCTTGAAGAAGCTAGGTTAGCCTTAGGTTATGATCCTGAAGTAGATCTCGATAATATTTATGCCGCAATACAGGGAGATGTACAGGTAGATATATCTAAAGCAACAGCAAAAGCTCAAGCAGCAGCTGCTCCAGCTCAAGCTAAGGGAAGTGCACCTGAACCAAAAACTACAGATGGTCAACCATCAGTTCAAACTGGGCAAAGAAATTTACCTAATTCAAAAAGAGGCAATGCAAATAAAATGAGGCCCATGAATCAGAATGGAAGAAGAAATTCTCCAGACATTAAAAGATATGACAATAATTTCTTATCTGTAATTGAATCTTTGCTTGATAAAGAGTATACTGTTGTGGAAGCAGATGTTGAAAAGGAAAATAATGATGTTTGATGTAAATGAAAAAATAACAAGTAGTCAAAATACAGAAGAAGATTCACTGCAGGTTTTTAGAAGAGCAGTTAATAATGGTCAAACTAGATTAGCTCTAGAAGCTTTGGTTGATGTAATTGATGCAATTGTAGAGATTTTAACACCAGATGAAGAAGAGCAAGAGCAAGAGCAAGAGCACGTTGAAATAAAGCAACCAGCTGCAACTGTTGAAATAAAAGAAGAAAAATTAGAAACACCAGTTGTTCCTGTAACATCTACAAAAAAGAAAACAAAAGAAACTACAACTGACACCGCAGAATAATTTTTATGTCTGAGTTAGTGATTGGTTGTCCAATCTATAAAAGAGATTGGATTTTTCCCTACTGGATTTCTTGTATTGAAAATCAAAATATAGATTTTTCAAAAATTGGTTTTTTGTTCATAGTTTCACCAGACGATGAAAAAACTATAACGATGCTCACAAGATATAAAAATTCAAGACCAGATATATCAGAATTTATTATTGATATAAAATCAGACATACCACATTTTTCTCATGAAGAAGGCTCTAGAACATGGAGCTTAGCTAGATACGAAAACATGGTAATGTTACGTAACTCAATGTTAAAAAAAGTAAGAGAAATAAAACCAAAATATTTCTTTAGTTTAGATTCTGATATTTTATTAACTAATCCTAATACGATACAACTACTTATATCTCACATTCAATCTGATGCAGATGCAGTAAGTCCACTTATGTTTATGACTCCTACTGGAACTATGTATCCAAGTGTAATGAATTGGATAAAAGAACCAGGCGGTCAAGCTTATAGACAAGAAATGTATCCCCTTGGTGAATACTTTAAAGCAGATGTAATTATGGCTGCAAAAATGATGTCAGAAAAAGTCTATGAAAATGTGGATTATGCACTGCATTCTCAGGGAGAAGATTTAGGTTGGTCAGGAAATGCAGCTAAGTTAGGTTACAACCTCTTTTCCGCATCATACATATACGCTCCACACATAATGCATAAGCAAATGTTAGAATATTTTTTGGCAAATGGTGACCCTAGAGGCAATTTTTTTGCAACAGCTTAAAAGTATGATATCTTTATATAAGATTGTTTAATCTTATAAAACTTAATTTACTATAAATAACACATTAAAATAAATGGAGTAATACAATGGCATTTGATTTCGTTGAAAATTTTACACTCCAACTTCCTGATTTATCAGGGTTGGAAAATGATTTTTCCGAATCATTCAATAAGAACCATGGCCTTATTATTGAAGTAGCCGCAATCCACGAACGGACTTACCGCTAACTACAATAACTACTCAGCTGCTGAATTAGAAAAAGCTCTTCAATCTTGGGTTGAGCCATATCCTAAACCAATTATTTTAAACCATGATTTAAATTCAGAACCAATTGGTAGAGTTATTGCAGCCAAAATGGATAAAGAAGAAGATGGCGCACCATACGTTAGATTGCAGGTTGCAATAACCGATCCATTAGCAGCTCAAAAAATATCAGATAAAAGATATCTTACTGGTTCTGTTGGCGGCAGAGCAGGAAAAGCAGTATGCTCTATTTCAGGTGAAGATCTAGCAGCTGAATCATCTGATGGTAGACCAAAAGTTGCAAAGTATAAGCGTGGTCAGGTTTATAAGGGTAAACTTGCATTTGTTGATATGCAAGATATTTCATTTAAAGAATATTCTTTTGTAAATCAACCAGCAGATCAAAGATCTAGTGTAAGGGCATCAAAGTCAATTGATGGCACCACTCCAATATCTGATTCCGATACTTGGACAGCAAAAAGCACAGCTTTTATTTTACATATGGATAAAGAAGATATTGTTTCTGTTGAAGAAAATGAATCAATATTAAAAAATATGAAGAAAAAAGAATCAAGACCTCTTTATCTTCATCTTAAGGGAGCTTTTTTGACAGCTCTAGCTTTTCAAGAAAGCGAAACTGCTAAGGCTGATAATACGCCATTACTATCAGAAAAGACGATTATTAATGAGGAGAATCTTGAAATGGATGAAACCACAAAGAATGAAGATGTTTTGGCAGCTGTTGAAAATCTAAGCCAAGATCTTTCAAGTATCGCTGCTGGAACAGTGGCTGAAGAATCCGACGCAGAACAAAAAGAAGAAGTCGTAGAAGAAGCTTCCATAAAAGAAGCCGCTCCTGCTGGCGTTGCTGGTGCACTTCAAAAAGTTTTGAACGATACAGTTGTATTTTACTACGCAGCGCACAGAGCGCATTGGAATGTTGAAGGTGAAGATTTTACTGAATTCCATCAATTATTTTCCAGCATCTACGAAGATGCATTAGGTTCACTTGACGCAATTGCAGAAAATATGAGAAAGCTTCAAGCTTTCCCTGCAACTTTAACAGAATCCGTTATGAGCGCATCATTTAAAGATGATGCTACGATTACAGAAGCAATGGGATTGGCTGCATCTCTTTTGGAAAAAAACAACGCAGTTAATGCAAGCGTATTAGCAGCTTTTGCAGAAGCTAACTCCGCTAACGAACAGGGAATTGCAAACTTCCTAGCAGAACGCGACGATATGCACAAGAAGTGGGCATGGCAATTAAGATCTTCTCTAAAAGAAGAAGGTATGGAGCCAGCCAAAGAATCTTGGAATATCGGCAAGGGATCTGAAGTAGTTACAGAAGCAACAGAAGAACCAGCTACAGATGCGGTTGATTCTGCCACAGTTGAAATTGCTACAGAAAGTAAAGAGCAAGAAGAGCCAAAAGCAGAGCTCACCAATAATACTGAGGTTGCTGAGCAAGATGCAGTAAGCGATGATAAACTTCAAGCTCTCCAAGAAGAAAATGCAAAGCTCAGAGAAGCACTACATCGCACTCTTGCCGAAAGAGTAGTTGATACAAAAATTTCATTAGGAACAGAATCAGTAGAAGATAGAGAAGAATTGATTAAAGATCATGTTTCTCGTTCAGCTGGTTCTTTGGCGGATACTTTAAGAGATTTGGCAAAGATGCCAATGGCAAAAAAGAACACTGCAAAACTTAATGAAACTGCAATCGTTGAAAACGATATTGTTCTTGAACAAGAAGATAATGTCGTCGTAGAAGATGAAGAAATCGTAGCAACTGCACCAAAGGCAAAAGTAAATACAGTTGAAGAACTGTTTGTAGATGCCTTCATGGGCCGTCGTAAACTCTAAAAAAATAAATATACATAAGGAGAAATTAAATGTCATTAGCAAAATTTCGTAAGGTAGGCACTAAGACAGGTGCTGGTCGCTTCGTTGTTTCTGAGGGTATTGCACCATCAGCTTACATCTTGCCATCAGTTGCCTTGCCAACATACTACCTAGATTCAGAAGATAGCCGTTTTGAAATTGTTATTCCAAAGGGAACAATCCTTTCTGTTGTAACAGATGCAAATGGTGACTCACGCTTTGTTCCAGCTAACGGTAGCAGCTCTTCAGTAACATGGGGCGATACAATCTCAGGTTGGGACCCACTTGCAGGAGCAACACCAGTTGCTGGTGCATCTGGAGATACACAGGCAGTAGCTGCTCGTTCAGTTCCTGTTGGTTGTGCACAATATGATCTCTACAGACCATTTGATAAGGGAACATCGCAAGGTGCAGGCTTTATCGTTAGAGGTTATGTTGAGTATCCAATGGTTACAAATGTCAACGCTGATTTGGCAGCAGGTGACTTGGTAGCCCCAGACTTCATGGGTCGTCCAAGAAAACTCTCTACATCAGATGCAGGCACATATCCATGGTTGCAAGTTGGTAAGGTTATTGAAGTTGAGAAGTTTGCTACAAACTTTGATGACGGTCTCCTTTCCTACATGCTCTTGCCATCTGACCCAGGTGCTCTCAAGACAGTGTTTGAGCTCACCCGCGAAGGTAGCTACAAGGGTAAGTTGGGCATCCGCTCTAACTTAGATGTTACGAATGTTGTTGGCGCATTCCGCGTGAACTTAACACTCTAATAAAAAAAGAAAACAAAAAAGAAAATAATAAAACAGGAGGATATATCCTAAGATGAGTAAGACAATCCAAGAACTCCTCTCGGGTCTCCCAGCTTGGGAAGCCGCATTTGCTGAGGATGGTTACATCGATTCAGATAACAGAGTTACAATTAAGGAAGCATTCGGTTCGTCAGACGCAGCCGCTTTGTTCCCTAAAGTAATTTCTCGTACTCTGCGCGAAGCAGCCGAACCACAGCTTTTGGTAACTCCGCTTCTTTCTACAGTACGCCTTGGTAAGGGTCGTTCTTTGGAATTTCCAGCGGTAAATGCAATTCAAGCTGCTGAGATCCCAGAAGGACAAGAGTACCCAGAACAAGCTCTCGCATTTGCTAAGCAGATCGAGGGTAAGGTGTCAAAGAAGGGCGTTAAGCTGGCTTTCACAGAGGAAGTTATTGCTGATTCTCTTTGGGACATCGTAGGCCTCCATGTACGTGCCGCTGGCCGTGCAATGGCACGTTTGAAAGAGCAAATTGCTCTGAGTCGTTTTAAGGACGCAGCTACAATTGTGTACGACAACGACAACACAGGAAGCTATGACAGAACAATCGGCCGTGGCATCGATGGTGAATTCAACGACACCCTCGCATGGGACGATGTTGTGGACATGGCAGCTGTGTTAATGGCCGAAAACCACATACCAACAGACTTCATCCTTCACCCACTAATGTGGTCGGTGTTCCTCAAGGACTCCATCTTCCACATGGGTGGCGCTGCATCAGCTGTTAATACCAGCTGGGGCTACCGCCCACAGTCAAAGGATGGTGCTCTTAACGCAACAGCTCCAATGGGCTTGAACGTATTGGTATCACCATTCGTAAGCTTCACAGCTAAGAGTGGCGCAACACCAGCTAAGTCAGACGTGTTCCTAATTGACCGTAATGAGGTCGGAACTCTTCTTGTTAAGGATGACATGAGCACAGATCAG